CACACTCTAATCTTTTTATTGCTTCGGAATGAATTTTAGTCCAATCTTCTCCAATCTTAGAAAGAAGAAATCTATAAAGAGGAGTATAATCTAACCCACGTTGAACATCTTTTTTCATGGATTTTTTAATACCAGATTTTTTGCCCCTATCAGTTTTTGCATTATGACCAATATTGTGATGAACACCGCGAGCTTTTGTATTAACTTTTCTATATAATGGTTTAATATCTTTATTCATTTTTATTTATTTTTTTATTTCATGAACAAGTCTCTATTCATATTTTTATTTATTTTAATGATGTACAAAGATACAGATTTAATTTAATATTACCAAGAATTTAATAATATATCTTGCATGTTTTTTGGCTTTTTTTTAAAAAATCATATTAATATATAATAATGTAAAAAGGTAAAAAAAAATGCTTTTTTTCAAAAAAAAAATTAATATATACCATAAAAATAATTTTTTAATTATGCCAATTAAAGACACAGATTTCGGAAAATATAAAAGACCAGGTATTTTTATCGAAGAAATTGATAGTAGTATTATAGAACTTCCAGTACAGAATGTTCTAGTAAATTTAGTTCCTGGTTTTTCTAAAAAAGGTCCTTTTAATACACCAATTTATGTTACAAATCCCAATGAGTTCACTTCTATATTTGGTGATGATGATAGAAGGCTAGAAAATAAAGGTTCATTTTTTCACAAAACAGTAAAACAAATGTTGAAAAGTGGACCAGTTTGGGCTCTAAATCTTTTAGCCACAAATCCAAATAGAGATAAGGTTGAATGGCAATCTATCTCAGTATCATCACAATATCAAAATGGTAATGTGAATAGTTCAGCATATGAATCATTTTTTAATCGCCAAGATTTTTGGGAGAGAGATACAGATGCATTCTTAAATATTGTTAAAGCTAATAATTTTGGTGTTTCTGACAATGAGAGACTTTTTCATATTACCAATATGGGTGACAAAGATATTACAGTATTTATGTTCAAATCAAGTATTACTGGATTTGATGTTACTGCAGAAGAATGGTATGGTGATAGAACTAAAGTGCCCGCATATATTGATTATAGAGAATGGATTTCAGATTATCTTGCTTCTATTGTTATAGTTGCTGGAGATTGGTCAAATTATAAAACATTGAGTAATGATACAACATTTAGTAAATATTTTAATAAAAATGGTTTAATTAAAACCCAAGTTAACAATTTCTTTAATGAAAGAACTGTTACTATTCTTGGTAAATATGATGTTTCTTTAATACCATATTTTAAGGATATAAATAATAAAGATATGTATATTAAGAATATCATTAATAATAATACTGACACAACTGGATTATTCTGTACATATAATGAAGATTCATTACTAGAAGCAGATTTTAAACTTGGAAATTTAGATATTATAGGTGATGTTATCGCAGGACAAGATATTAGTAATATAAAATTTATGTCATATGATGCAACCCTTAAAGAAACAATAGTTTATACACAAAAATATTTAGATTCTAGTAATAATGTTATAACCAATAATGTTGATAGTTTGTTGCCATTTGGTAATACTGATAATAGAACTGGAATATACACAAATGGAAGTACATATGATATTTATTTTGATTCTAGTACTACTACATTTAGTGGTACTGCTGGCACTAATTTACAAGTTGGATTTTTAGGTGATGTATCATCTCATTTAGTTATGAATGGCGTTATTACACCTGGATTTGTATCAACCGTTGTTACATTAACTGGTGTTTCTTCTGCATCAGGTTCAAGATATGACGTTTTATATCTTACAAGTGATAATACTGTTAATATTTTATATGGTGTTGAGACAACGGGAACTGCTATAAAACCAGATTATACATTTAGCTTAGATAGTACTATTATTTTAGGTTATACAAAAATAGTTAATAGTTCAGGTAGTTCAACATTAACTTATTATCCTGTGACTGTAGATGAATCTGGATACCTTCCTTTTGATCAAATTCCTGGATATGATGTTATTGCTATTGCGCCTACACCTGACACGTTAGGTGAATTTGTAAGTATTCAGTTTAATGGAACATCAGGTAAAACTGGAATTTATAATGAATATGGATATCTTAGATCAATGTACGCATTTAATGAAATATATGACAAATTATCTACTCAAAGTGTTATGATTGAATTTTCAGGTTTAACATCAGTGACATTTATGGATGGTAATAAAGTGCCTGTTATATCAACATTCCCAATAGATGCAACAACAACAACAAATGCAAGTATTAAAATTTATGTTGATGGTGCTGATAAATGTGTTTATAATAATAAATTTTTACTTTATTATGTTGATAATGAGTTTTTGTTTAATAATGTAGGAACAACTAATACTAATACATTAATAACAAGATACACAGTTGCTGGTGACCTTGCATCTCCATCAAAAGGTGTAGTTGCAACATTTTCTCAATTATACCAGGATTATTATAATGGTGTAATAAATAATTTAGATTATTTTTATGTTAATAATAACAGTGGATCTACATCTAAGATTTTTTTAAAAATGTTTTTAGATCAGTCTAATATACTTACTGTTAATTTTTTATCAACAATAAATCCTGATACACAATATTCTATATCATTTAGTGATTGGTCTGATATGTATAATTATCATTTGGATATTCATTCAAATAGATCAAACTGGGAACAATCTGTTGAAATTGAGGATTGGTTTGGTGATGATCTTAATACTTGTCATCAAATTTGGGTAAATAAAAATAGATATTCAGAAATAACAAAAGGTAGTTATTTATCTGCATATTATGATGAAGCATATTATGAAGCGCCAAATGGTGAAGGATATTTAGAAGGTTCTGTACCAAGAAAATTGACTAGAATCATTAAAGTTCAAAATGATCCAAATAATGTTGATCTTAAAATTCTTTATACAGATGCACCTATTATGATTGAAGATTATAATGTTGCAGATACAGGATTAACAACTCCTAGCTATCAAACATTTACTTATCCATCAGTTGATGTTTATGTTGATGAATATAAGGCTTTAAAAATTTCTCCATTTATTGTGCATACAGATTCTATTCCTAATGGTACAGATGTAAGACAAAATGCAATACTTGATATTATAAATATGGATACTAATCTTGCAAAAGGATTAGCCGATAAAAATAAAATATCTTGGAGATATTTAGTTGATTCATTTGGATTAGGACTTGTCCCTATGGATGGATACGGCTCAAAACAACAACTAGCTGATCTTTGTGGTATGAAATTAAATTGCCTTGGATTTATTAATATGCCAAGCGCAAAAATATTCAAAGAATCAACAAACCCTTCATTTATAGATGATCATGGCTCACTTAATTTAGCATATGTTAAAGCCGGTGCTGACGATAGTAAGAATCCTGATTTTTATTATCAATTTGCTCAAAAACATGGCGATTATGATGGTAGAAGTTGTGTTGGTTATTTCTTTCCATATATTAGAATTTATGATAATGGTATTCCTAAATTTGTTCCACCGTCATCATATGCCGCAACTACTTATATGCAAAAGTTTACTTCTAATGTTGCAGGTATGTTACCTTGGACAATTTGCGCAGGTATTACTAATGGTAGAATTCAAAATATCACTAAAACTGAAATGGATTTTACTAATATTGATCTTGAAAATTTACATTCAATGAATGCCAACCCTATTGTTTATAAAATAAATAATGGATATTGTATCAATGATGATGCATCGGCACAGGTGTTTCCATATAGCTCACTTAGTTTCTTACATTCTAGGGAAGTGCTTATTGAACTTGAAAACCGTATTTATGATATGTTATTGAAATATCAATGGGCGTTTAATACTCCAGAAATTAGAGCAGAAATCAAATATAGAGCTGATAAAATATGTAAAGATATGCTAGATAATGATGCATTCTATGATTTTAGAAATGTTTGTGATACAACAAATAATACAGATTATGTTATAGATTTACAAATTGGAGTTCTTGATACTCAAGTTGAAATAATAAAAGGTATGGGAATTATTGTAAATAATATAACAATTATGAAGAAGGGTGATATTCAATCTAAGGGCTTTGGTCCAACTAATTAAAAAAGTTATTCATAAAAAAAAAGGGAGATAAAATTCTCCCTTTTTTTATTTTAAATAACAAACAAATCTATTTAGAATCTTTATAAATAAGAAAAAGATATTATATGAATTTAGTAGTGGAAGGAACAGTTGGCTGTGGTAAGACAACTTTTGGTAAATTTTTATCAGAGAAAATTAATATTAAATTGTATGAAGAATTGGTTAATAGTGATACCCCAATTTTATTAGACAAATTTTATAAAAAACAAAAAAGATGGGCATTCGCATTGCAAATTCATTTTTTAAATGAAAGATTTAGAATGATTAAGGAAATTAATAAATTAGAAAGTGGAATTCTTGATAGAAGTATATATGGTGATAGTATTTTTGCACAACTTCTTCACGAAGATGATAAAATGTCAAAAGAAGAATATAATACATATAAAACATTACTTAATAATATGCTAGAGCATGTAAACCAACCACATTTAATGATATACTTAAAATGCTCAACAGAAACAGCAGTACAAAGAATAGCAATAAGAAATAGAGGAATTGAAACTGAAGTTCCAATGAATTATTGGATGAGACTAAATTATAAATATGAATCTTGGTATAATGACTATAATCTATCAGAAAAATTATGCCTTAATGTTGATGATTTTAATGTTTTTGACGAAAAACAAAGAGAAGAATATCTAAATATAGTTATAAATAAATTAAAAGAAATATAAAAACCTTGTATATATAAATATTTTTTTTTAGATTTTCATTTTTTTATAAAAATTTATAAAAATTATAGCCCTATATATCAAATTTTAGGAATATTTTTTTATATATCTTATTTATAGAGGAAAGAGATTATTTTTTATATATAGTTAAAAAATAATCAATATATATGCCATTAGCACACTTTACAACAATTGATTCCCATAGAGAAAAATGGGAGCCTATACATCCTAATTTATTTGAAAGTACTATCATTTTACCTCAGGTTTTACAATCAATCCATCCAAATGCGACACATTTGCTTTTGGAAAATACCGTTGAGGCTACAATGCCAACTTATCCAACATTGGCAACACAAGAACAAAGATTTAAATATTCTACTCGTATTTTTCCTATGATGCCAGATACAACATCAATAAAAGATATGAAGATTAAATTTAATCTTAATCAAAATGATGATTATCAAATATTCTGTTTTAAAATGTTAAAAGATTGGTACGATTTAGCTTGGAATAATGAAACAGGAACTCTTCATTATAAGAAAAATTTAGTTGGTGATATTATTATACACCAACATGATAAAGAAGGTAAAGTTATTCGTAGAGTAACTTATCATAACGCAATGATGTTAGCATTTTCTGGAATGGAATCATTGAATTGGGCATCAGGAACAGAAGTTATGAGCCTTGATACAACCTTCGCCGCAGATTATTGGGAAGATTTTTACTATTAACTCATTATCAAGTAGTTACAAAAAAAAGATATAAGAAATTATATCTTTTTTTATTTTTATGATTATTGGGAACAACTTTTCATAATTTTTATACTATATAAAATAAAAAGATATGGAAAAACAATGTAGAATTTGTGGAAAAGTTAAATATATAAACGAGTTTCACAAGAAAAAAGGTTCATCAGATGGTGTAAGGAATGAATGTAAAGAATGTGTAAAAGATATACAAAAAAAATATAAAGAAGCACCTGGAGCTAAAGAGAAGAGAAAAGAATATGATAAGATAAGATATGATGAAAATTCAGATAAAATTTTAGAAAGAAAAAAAGAATATCATAAAGAAAATAGAGAAAAAATTTTAATTCAGAAACAACAATATCGAAATGATCCAAATAATGTAGATAGAATTAAAGATTATATGGAAAGTTATAGAATAGATCATAGGGAAGAATTTAGAGAATATATTAGAAATAATCCAGATATAAATAGTAATGGACAAGCTAGATATAGAGAACGTCATCCCCATATTATTGCTTGGCGTTCTGTTTTATATTCTACTTTGAAAAGACTTGGAACAGATAAACAAGGTCATACAATAGATATGCTAGGATATTCAGCATTGCAACTAAAAGAACATATAGAAACGCAATTTTTACCTGGTATGACTTGGAAGAATCATGGTGAGTGGCATATAGATCATGTTAGACCAGTTACTAATTTTTCTACAACTGAAGATGTTAAGATTGTTTGTGCGTTAGAAAATTTACAACCTTTATGGGAGTTTGATAATTTGTCTAAGTCTAATAAGTTTTAAATTTTATTAATTTTATCTAATTTTAATTTTCTAATTTCTTTAATTGTTGGTTTGTGAGTATGATATCGGATTTCTACGCTAAATTCACAATAGCATTTAGAGCAATAATAATTAACTAAATTACTTCCAGATAACTCCCCTTCACTATTTATTCCAGCTGATCCTGAGACTCCATTACTAGACATTTCTGCATTTTTGTTTTGATTGCAGATTGGGCATTCCATTGAGAATATATTCATTTATTTGTATTAATTTGTAATTTTGTATAAAAAATATAGAAATAGTTTTAATTTCTATCGGTAAAAAACGGCAATCTATCTATAAAAATTGTCAATTCATCTATTTATCAATGTTTTATCAACAACTTATAAAAAAAATTTTCTATATAGATTATAAAACAATTTAAAAAACAATTTAATATTATGAAAAAGATGAACACAAAAACGAAAATGATTTTAGCATTTTTTGCAGGGATTTTATTCCTTTTTTTAGTAAATGTTGGGATGTGTCACAACAGATATGAAAAATTTGAGAATTTTAAAAAAGAAAGATTTGAGATGAGAACTGATCATTTTCAAAATTATAATTTTGAAAATCATAATGCAAAAATGAGATATCATGAAATGAGGAGATTTAGAAATTTGAATATGCATGAAAGATTTGTGTTAAAACAAGATAGTATTGTAACATACAATATTGATTCAGAAAAACCAATAAATGATATTCCAATATTGATAGATGAAGTAGTGGTGATTGGTCATAAAAATTTATTTTAATTAAAATAAATTTTTAAAATAAGGTCCTGACCTAATAATGTAATATTATTAGGTCAGGACCTTATTTTATGGGGGACATAATTGTTTTAATATATAAAGCAAAAAATTAATAAAGATGGCTGATAAGTTTAATGATAAGAAAGAAAATGACGCTCTTAAATATTTGAAACAGAATTTTGCGGGTGATAATGATGATTTAGATTCTATAAAAAAAGTTGATTTGTCCTATTTGGATAATACTCCTTCTAATGAATATATGGTTATACCGCTAGATATTTTACCTTGTGGTATATTTTATAAACCAGGTACAAAGATTAGCATTAGAGCTGCTAAAGTTCAGGAAGTACAGGCATATTCGGTTGTTGAAGATTCAAATTATTTAGATATAACTGAAAAAATGAATGGTATTTTAAGTTCTTGTGTAAAATATGTTTATTCTAATGGTATGCAAGGTTCATATAAAGATGTTCGTGATGGTGATAGATTATTTTTAATTTTTATGATTAGAGAGTTAACATTTCCTGGTGGTAAAAATTTATCAAAGGATGTAACTTGTGAGAATTGTGGTCATGAGTTTAAGATGGAGTTAAGAGCGACTAGTTCTAATAAAGTTCCAAAATCTTTTGTTAATTATGAGATGCCAAAAAAATTAGAAAAGTTTTTTGATCAACAAGAAAGGGTATTTATATTTAAAATTAGCGGTGTAGATTATAAGTTAGCTCCTCCAACTATTGGTATTCAAGAAATTTTCTTTGGTAATATTAAAAATAAAATTCAAGGAGATAAAAATCCAAATGTTGCTTTTTTGAAACTTGCTTCATTTATGCTTCATGATAAAATTAAAATTACAGATGAAGGAATAAAAGCTAAAGAACAAGAATTTAAAAATTTAAGTATGATGACATTTCAAATTTTGAATAATGCAGTAGGTCAAATGCTATTTGGTATTAAAGAGATGAAATGTGGTTGTCCATCGTGTGGTCTGGAGGTCCACACAGACATGAGCTTTCCCTCAGGAGCCTCAAACATTTTCGTTATTCCAGATGCCATTGACGAATATTTTGGATAATAAATTTGGATTTATGGATATTGAGCATATTGCACCAAGATATATAAATGAATTATCTTGGTGGGAATATGAAGAATATGTAACTAGATTGAATGCTAAAATTGAGAGGGAAAATAAGCAGAATCAAGAATCTCAGAAGAATCAGCAAACTCCTAATATGCCAGATTATTCTAAGAAAATACCAAATATGAGTTCTATGATGAATAATTTTGGAAAATATAAACCTTAAATAAAAGTCCAATATAAAAAATTGGACTTTTTTAATTTATATATATATATTATTATGTTTACAAAATTTAAAGATTTTTTCAAAACTAATTCACCTTCAACGTCTAAAGAATATTATTCACCATCAGGTAGGCGAGAATATACACAAGAAGAGCTTGATAATAATTTATTTAATTCAATATATACTGCTGATTATAATACATTTACTGATATGATAGAAAGAGGCGCAAATATTAATAAAGTTATACCTGATGGATCTGGACGACCTGAATATACCACATCACCTTTAGAAAAAATTATTTATGGTTGGAGACATAGTGATAGAGATCAAGTTAAATTTTTAAAATATTTATTTGAATCAGGTGTCAATTTATTTGGTTACAAATATAATGGCGATTTTGATACTGAAGAAATAGATGTTTATAACGCTATAAATAAATTGATTCATAAAGAATATAGACAATGTGTTATAGATTCTCTTTTTATGAATTATCCTGATTATATGGAAGAAATAGAATTACGAAATAATACAAATAAATATAATTTATAATCTTTTTTGATTATAAATTATAATATATAGATAAAATAATCACAACTATGAAGAAATTAAAAAATTATGATCAATTTGTAAAAGAGGCTTTTACATTAACTTTAGATCAGTTGCCTAGTATTGGAGATATTGTTGATAAAGTAGATTGGAAAAAAGGTGAAAAGATTGCATTTATAGATTTTAAAGGTATTAAAAATATACCAGTACATATTGCAACGCAAGATACTGAATTAGATTTGGGGACTAATACATTGGAAATAGAGAAAGCATAATTTATATATATCTTTATGGAAGATTTTAAAAAAATAATGGAAGCTGTGGAAAGTCATAAACTTTCAGGAGTAGTACTTATTTATAATAATAAGATATTATTGGTTCGTCCTAGAAAATTTAGGAGAAAAATGAGAAAATGGTCTATTCCAAAAGGTCATATAGAAGAAAAAATGTCCAAAATGCAAACTGCTTTGAAAGAATTAAAAGAAGAAACGACAGTAAAGTTAAAAAAAAGACATTTAAAAGGTAGTCCAAAGATAATTATTGATTATTTTAAATCTGGAGCTAATAAAAAATTAACTTGCTATATTGTTAGAATAGAAAAGGAAGAAATGAATGTTAGATTATTTAATGATATGATATTAGGTAATTTTTTGAAAGGTGAGACAGTTGAAGCTGGATTTTTTTCAAAAGAGGATGCAATAAAGATTATAGAGAGACATCAATTAAGTTTATTAAAATTCTTAGATTAATATATGGGTAGAAGATTGACATTTGAGCAGTTTATAGAAAAATCAAACGAAATTCATAATAATAAATATGATTATAGCCTGGTTTGTTATAAAAATAATTTTACTAAGGTAAAAATTATATGTTCAGAGCATGGAATATTTGAGCAAACCCCATCTAATCATATACATTCAAAACAAGGTTGTCCTAAGTGCTATGGAAATAAAAAAATAACATTAGATGAATTTATAAAAACTGCGGCTATTATACATGATGATAAATATGATTATAGTTTAGTTGATTATAAAAATAATTTTACAAAAGTAAAAATAATATGCCCAGAACATGGAATATTTGAGCAAAAACCAAATGGACATTTAATACAAAAAAGTGGATGTTTAAAATGTTCAGGAAAAAACACAAAAACAACAGAAGAATTTATTTCATTTGCTAAGAGTGTTCATGTTGATTTATATGATTATAGTTTAGTTGATTATGTTTCAGGTAATATAAAAGTTAAAATCATATGTAAAAAACATGGCATTTTTGAACAAAAACCAGATATACATACAAATAGAAGACATGGGTGTCCAAAATGTAGAAAAAGTAAAGGTGAACTTCAGATAATTAAAACATTAAATGAAAATAAAATTTTATTTGTACAACAAAAAGAATTTGAAGATTGTAAGGATAAAAATGCGTTATATTATGATTTTTATTTACCAGATCATAATTTATGTATTGAATATGATGGTTTACAACATTTTGAACCAATTGAGTTTTGGGGTGGTGTTGAAAATTTAGAATATATACAAAAACACGATCAAATTAAAACTGATTTTTGTGTAGATAATGATATTAAATTGATTAGAATTAAATATAATAGAAAATTAAAAGATTCTGATATTTTAGAAAAAATATATTGTTATGATTAATAAAGAGTTAGCGATGTTCGATCTGGACAACACTTTATGGTACATAAAGAGTGATATATGGATTATTGATAAAAATAAACCAGGAGTTCCAATTTTAAAAATATCTCAAATAGAATTTGCATTGATTAAAAGTGGTATTTATGTTAAAGATGATATTTTGATTGAATATAATAATGAAAAGTTTTATATTTCTAAAGATATAATGGAGCGTATATTAAGAAAGAATAAAAATATTAGATTTGGTAATTTAGGAATTTCGTATAGTGAATTTTTTGATGATGATATTTTAAATAAAAAAGATGTTCAATTATTACTTAATAATGTTAAGCATTTAATAGGAAAAAATATAGAAATTGGTCTTTTGACCGCTAGAAGTGATAGGAAAAAACATGCGCCTTTACTTAATAAGTTAAGAGTTAAATTAAAAGAGTATGGTTTGGAGATAGATAAAATATATTTTGTCTCTGAATCTATTAGAATAACTGGTCATCAAGATAGAGTGTTTTATGATAAAAATAAAGTTCTTTTAAGTCATTTAGTTGGGTTGAGTGTTGATAATGATAGATTTATGCCAGTTAAAATGGATGCTTATGATAAAATTTATTTTTATGATGATGTTAAATCTAATACAGCAAATCTTAACAATTTACAGGATTATTTTGATTATTTAGTTAGAAATAGTGATAGTGAGTGTGTTGAATTTATAAATAATAGACTTGATAATACTGAATTAATTTTAGTTAATAATCTTATAACTAATAATGAAATAAATCCATTTGAGACTAATGTAATTAAATTGATGACACCAGTTAAATATCCAATAAAAGTTCAGGATAAAAAACTTACAGTGAAGTTTGAAAATTTTAGAAAATATTAAGTTCTAAAAACTTTAACTGATGATGTTTTTATTGTTCCTTTTCCGTCCGTTACTTTACATGTGTATGTTGCTGATGGTACTATTGAATTAAATGAATTAATAACATATGGAATATTTGGCGTTATTACTCTATATCCATCATCATCCCCATCTAAATTAGTTCTTGGTATTATATTTCCATTTATATCTGTCCATTCATATTTAAATTGATAATCACTACCAGATGCATCAACTGATAATGTGACTTCATCACCTTTTGAAATTTTTGATGGCTCTGCTTTAGCTTTTATCGTTAATCCAATACTATTCATTTTATTTGTTGATTTACTTAATGATGATGTTACTTTATTTAATAATCCTATTAGTATAGTAAGTGATGCTAAAATTGTAATAAAAATTGCAAATATTGTATTAATTTGTGATATAACTGATTGTGATTCTTTAGGTAATAATAATCCAATAGTATCTATTATTGCTAATAGAGGTAATATTTCTGCTGTTTTTTGTTGTAAATTTCTTATGACTGTCATCATTGTTTGTGTCGCTGTCATAGCAGTTGGTATTCCTGATCCAAATGGTAAAATAACTGCTGATGAAACTAATGCTGCTAATGATATTGTTATTGTTAATGTTGCTGCTGGTATCGCGATTGTAAATTCTCCTAATTTAATACCTAATTGTATTAAATCGTTTTCTAAGTCTTTTATTTGTTTGTCTATTTTTTTCCATATAGGATGATTTTCATTAATTGGTGGTTGATAATCATCATCTCCTGGTTGTGAGATACACGCTGGATCTAATTTATCATTATCATATAATTTATTATTTTTATAATAAATTTTACCATAAACACATAATTGAGCATCTTCTTCTGATATTGGAGGATTATATGATGCACCTTGTAGTATTATCATTTTTTTAGCTATTTGTCTTTGAGTTAATAAATTTGGCTTAATAGATTTATCCCAAATATTTTTTGGCATAGTAGATATTGGTGGTAATCCAATACTTTGTACTGTTGTTATTTTATTTTGCAAATTATCTATAGATTTTGTTAATTCAGATGTTGATGCAGTATTAAATGTTGAGCCACTATTAGATGTGACAACTGAATTAACTGATTGTGTTGCCGTTATTGTTGGTGCGGTTTGATCTATTTTATGCCTTAACGTCATTTGATTAATATTTGTGTACTCTGATAATAAGTCTGTAAGTGTTTGTGCTATTGCTGTATTTATATTATCTTCAGTATCTGAATAGATTTGATTTTCATTTCCATTTGGTTGAATTTCATATACCGTTATTTCAGTTTTATTTTTACTTATTATAAAAATATCATATACATATGTCATAAAAAATATTTTATTTTATTTATATATAAAAAAAGGTCATTCTTAAAAATGATTTTCAAATTTTAATATATAAATAAAAAATAAAGGATAGATATGAAAAACTTATATTCAAAAAATGAATTTTTGACTATTCACAAAGATGGTGAGATATTAAACGAAAATTTTATTGGTAAAATGTTCAAAGGATTATTGAATAGTGTAATAAAACTTGCTAATAAAGTCAAAGGTTCTAAAGAAATAAATGCTGTTTATGATAAGTATAAAAAAAATATAGATACGACATTTGCAAAAGTTGCAAATGTCGGTGCTGCTGAAACTGTATCTAATGTTGCGCCAAGTACGCCGATAACTACTCCTGCATCTGGCACAACACAAAATTCTAGTTTTAATTTTGTTGGTAATAAATTAAATGAAGCTACAGCAACAGCAAATCCTGCAACAACACCACCAGTTGAAACAGCAGATCAAAAAAAGCAAAATACTACAGAGCAAAAAAATCTTGTAAATTTAACGCCAGAGAAAATTGCAAAAGTTGCAAAATTAACTGAGGACCAAATAGAGAAATTAAGAACTCAATTTAATGGTGAAATAGATGCAATTGTAAAAAGATTGTCAAAAAATCCTGATTATTCATCAGATAAATTGACTGCATATTCAACTGTTATGAAAAATCAATTTAATACATATGTATTTGATCAATGGTGGGGAATTTATCAAAAAGCTGGCGATCAGAAGAAATTGACTGAACTTACAAAAACAAAAAAAGAAAATGAATTGAAATTTAAACAAGCTGTTGATGCGTTAAATACAAAATTGGGTGAAAAATCTACACAAGTAACAGTAACATCTGGCACTAAATATAAATATGATAGTACAACACAAGGAAAAGAAATTGAAGTGACAGTTTTAGGTAAAGCAATAGGTCAAGATGAAAATGGTGCTCCTGATACTACAAAACCAGAGCATAAAGGTATGTGGAAAGTTAAAAGTGATAAGGGTGAATTTTGGGTAGCGCCATCTGCTCTTAAAGCTGAAGTAAAAACTCCAGTTGCTGGAACGACTGTTTCGGCTATTAAGAAAGAAGATATTAAAGCTAATAATACATATTCGTTTAAAAATAAAGAAGGTAAAGCTGTTATTGCTACAGTTAAAGCTAATAAAGATGGAAAAGTTGTTAGTGATGACGGAAAACTAGTTTTTGTAACTACTGTTGCTAAACCTGGCGTTCATCCTATTGGTATTAATATATTAAATCCGATAAAATAATTTTTATGAATAATTTAACATCATATAATGAATTTTTAACAGAAGGAACAATATCTTCTTCAGTATCCACTTTTTTGAAAGCTCAATATAATAATATATTTAATAATCCAAATCAAAATTTAAATAATTTATTTACTGATTTTACAAAAAAAGTAGATACTGAGAAAAATGTTGCAAATTTATATGAAAGATATATTAGATCTAGTCAAACTACAATGCAAAATGAAATAAATAGTGCGGAAACTATTGATGTAGTTAATAAATTATTATCAGATGAAATAAAATATTTTTATTTTTCTCTTAAACCTATTGTTAATAAACTTCAGAATGCTGAATTTACAATGGAAAAAATATTTGAAAGATCAAAAGATAAAAGATTAATGAAATTAATGAGTTATCCAGAAGATCAATTTGCAAATTCTATACAAGAATATATAAATTTAATTTTACCAGAAATTAAAAAATCTGCAGGATTAGATAGCCCTCAAACAACTACACAAGCAGTTCCACAGCAATCTACACCTCAAACAACAACAGAAGGTATAATGTATAATATTTATAAGATATTAGAAGCTGATGCTCCGAATCAAGCAACTACAATTAATACCGCTGCTGATTTGTTAAGTTATAAAAAAAGTGCAATTCAATGGGTTAACATGTCATTATTTGAGTTATTAAAGTCTAAATTTCAATTATTAAATCAATTAGGTGCCAGCACAAGCAATAGTGTTGATCAACTCTCAAAACAGATGAAAGGCACAAACAATGATAATGCTAAGAAAATGATTCTTAATAAAATTATGAATATGAATAAAGAAGAATTACAAAACTTGGCAACATCAATAGGATTAAAAACAGAAGAATTAGGTCAATTGTAAAAATTATAAAAACATGGAAATACAAAAATTTGAAGCATATACGTATAAAGGACCAACTTTGTTAAAATTAACAAGAAAAGAGGTTATTGAACAACTTATAGATAATCTAACTAATGGTAATTTTGGTGGTTATGAATGTAATGGCTCGTCTTATAATATAAATGAAGAGTGGGTGATGTTATATCTTGATAAAATAGTTGATGGTAAGAGTGTTGATTATAAAGCATTAAAACTAGATTTTTCGGATATGGGCATAGAGATTGGAAAAACTACTTGGGATGACAAAACTGAAGAAGATGGATTTATACCAGAAATAAATTTAGACACAGATTCTATTAAAAAAATGAAATCATATAAAACCACTTTGAATAAATTTAATATTTAAAATTTTTTATTTCAATTTTATTATTATCTTTGTATTTAAATCAAATTAACCAATGAGTCTTAAAATAGAACAAATAGAACATCTTAATGGTCGTAAATCACATTCTCGTAAAGAATGGAAAAGACAACGTAATCGTAAGATTCGTAGAGTTAAACAAGATGATGTTCCTCATATAAAATATAATGGCTGGGAATATTAAAAATTAATATATTAAAATGAAAATATCAAATTTTAAATCTTTTTTTAAGAAAAAATTTAATGTTGAAAATTTTAATGATTGGTTCAAAACTATTTATTCTGGATATACAGGATATCCTGGTGCGCCTGGAATATTTTTAAGAACTGATAAACTTGGTAATAATATGATTGAAGATTGGTTCAAATATTTAAATGTTGAATATTCATATGAAGATACTATGAAAATGAACGAATTAGTTAGATTAAATTGGAGATCCCAATATTAAAAGTAATATAAAAATAAAAAATAAATGATTAAAAAAGGAGACTACGTTGTAGTTGATCTTGATGAATTTGACAAAGTAAAAGAATTTGGAAATTATAACGAGATTATTGAAAGAACAAAAAATGGAATGACAGCAGTTGTTATATCATACAATTATAAAAGATGGTATACAACTATAAAATTTGAGGATGGATTTTTGTGTGGAATTTACGAATCAGCTTTAAAAATAATATAATTTATGAAAAGAGGAATATTTATACTAGAAACTTGTGACGAAGGATCATTTGGTCTTTTATATGATTATGATTTGTTGCCAGTACCTGTTATGTCTGTTGTTAATATTGCTTTGAGTGATGATGATCAAAGTGTAGAGTGTGACATCTATGAACAAGGTTTACAATTTTTAATGGAATATGAAAGAAAAAATAAATTAGATTTAAAAATTAAAAAAGGTGAGGTTATTGAATATATTGGTGATGTGCAACTTTATCACAATAATTAATAAACTTTTTAAGTTATTCATTATATACTAAAAACAGAAAAAAACGACTTTTTTTAATAAATATATAAAATATATTTTTTTATTCGGAAAAAGTCTTTATCTTTGTAGAGAAATTAAGAAATAATAAAACAAAATAAGAAATAAATAGAAATAATGAAAAATTTTAGGACAAATACAGCGACAGTGGCAACGACAACTGCTCCCGTAGGAGGCAGACCAGTCAGACTACGCTCGGATGTATTATACCTAATCTAAATAATATAGATTAACTAGAATATAAAAAATCCGAGAGTTTCAAAATTTTCGGATTTTTTTGTTTAATAAAAAAAACGGGTATGAGGTGTAACTTGGTTGCATCCAAAATTTGGGATTTTGGGGAGACGTTCAAATCGTACATACCCGACGAGTAGGAGACTGTTAGAATTTCATAGTACCGATAGAGAGGAAGCGTAGAAATTCATTTATCTGGGTGTATTGCAGATGGTTATACTACGGTGTTCTGGAAACATCGGTCCGTGGGTTCGAATCCCACCACTCAGACAGCAGCATATTAGACAGTTGAATATGTGTATCGAAACTGTGAAAAGTTTTAGTTAATCGACTGCGACAGGTGTGGATAGACACACATTATATTGGTCCTGTAATGGCTACGCCTTCTAAGCGAGATGTGCATAACGGAAATGAAAATGAGGGTTCGAATCCCTTCTGGATCACAATAAAGAGTTATTTGACATATTTAAGATTTAGAATAAAGTGAAGATGTGAATCTTCACAAATGGGGGCGCATGTTCCAAGGCTAAGGCGATGAACACTTGCAATGTTCGTGAGGGGATTTCGATTATCCTCGTCTCCACAGGGTTCATAAAATAAACTTTCCACATTTTTATTACTATATAATTAAAAATAAGTATTATAAATGAAAAAGTGTAAAAACGATGAGTGTGAAAATTTAATAGATGATAAAAGAGTGTATTGTTCTCTGAAATGTAGAAATATATATGTTAATAAAAATTTAAGAGATTATAGTAAGGTTAAAGAAATTTTTAAAAATAAAAGTGTTTTGGCTGAAAAAGAATATTTGAAAAATCCTAATATCTGTAAATTTTGTGGTGAAATAATATCCTTTGAAAAAAGATTGTTAAATTCGGACTTTTGTGATCATTCTTGTTCAGCAAAATTTAATAACAAATTAAGAAAGGGTATAAAGCATAATTTAAGTGAAGATGGAAGAAAAAGTTTAATAGAATCTGCTTATAAAAATTTATTAAATTCGGAAAAAATTAAATACGTTAAAGAAAAGGAATTATATTATGAAAATTCTAAATTATGTTTTAATTGTGATTCGGTATTAGAATTTAGATATAGAAATAGAATTTTTTGTAATATAAAATGTAAAAACGAATATCATTCTAAAAATAAAACAGAGTTTGAGTTATATTATGTGTTATCAAAATTTAAATTCAATTTGAAAGATTTTAATACTGAATTTGATTTTACATTGATTGAAAAATTTGGCTGGTATAAGGCTAAAAATAATGGTGATAATGTTGATGGTGTGAGTCGAGATCATATGTTGTCAGTAAAAGGAGGATTTCGAAAATTAATAAATCCATTATTACTTGCACATCCAGCAAATTGTGAATTGATTGTGAATAAGAAAAATCAAAGTAAATCTGATGATTGTTCATTGACAATTGAAGAATTGTTAGAAAAAATAGAAATATTTGAAGATAAATATGGAAAATATTATGAAAAAGATATTAAAACATATATAGATTTGGAAGAATTAAAAGAAATTTATATGGGTTGTGTAGTGTAACCTGCTTAGCACGAAACACTTGCAATGTTTAAGAGGAGTCGAAATCTCACACGATCCACGATGTAGGGTTTTACGATTTTATATTTCCTTGAAACTTTTATAGTTGAGAAAGAAAAATCGAAATGCAATTGTAATTCAGTAGGTAGAATGCATCTGTGGTATAGATGATGTCGTGGGTTCGAATCCCACCGTGTTGCTCTGATAAAGAATACTAACAGCAAATTAAAAAAACTTCTATGGAAAAGAAAAAAAATAGTATTCTGTTCTTAAAAAATAAATCTTGAAGATTACATACAGCAATTCAAAAAAGAAACAAACTTGTAAATTGTAAATTCTAAAAAATGTAATCTGTGATTTAATAATGCGAATGTAGCTCAATTGGTTAGAGTGCCACCTTGCCAAGGTGGAAGTTGTGGGTTCAAGTCCCATTATTCGCTCAGTATTAAGTATTTGCGATAGTCTCCTAGCGGTCGATGGTACCTGCCCTCCAAGCAGGTTAGTGAAAACGCGTCGTGGGTTCGACTCCCACCTATCGCTCTTTTAATGCCCTTATCGCTTAGTTGGTTTTAAAGCGTATGGTTTACATCCATAAGATCCAAGGTTCGACTCCTTGTGGGGGCACATGCACTTATCGCTTAGTTGGTTCAAAGCGTCTGTCCAACACACAGAAGATCCAGGGTTCGACTCCCTGTAAGTGTACAATTGAATAATAAACCTATCAAGTTTATTGTACAAGATTAAGTTTAATATTTTGGCTCTTAAGCATTTAGTGGATGATGTCTGCCGTTGTATCGCAGGGAAATCGGATCGTTACCGAAATGAGCCTCAATTAATTTTTTGCTTCTGTAATTCAACGTAGAATACCGAATTCGTAACTCGGAGAATGTAGGTTCGAGACCTATCAGAAGCTCAAACTTTTTAATTAAAGTATTATATATAAAGTATGAATAAGAGATGGAATAAAGAAAATTTAGAAAATATAATAAAAAATTCGGCAACAAAAATAGAGGTTATTAATAAATTAGAATTAACACATCAAGGCGCAAATTATAGAACTATATTAAAATACGCTAATTTATTTGAAATAGATATTGCACATCTTAATATTAATAAAGATAAGAAGATGGATAATTTTAATAAAAAATGTTTATTAGAAATATTGGTTGAGAATTCTACTTTTGGGACAACACATTTGAAAGAAAGATTAT